CCAATTAGCATAATATTTTGGTAATCCTGTCGTCCCACTACCATTATATTCCGTTATAAAACTTGTATCTCTTTTTTCCATAAAAGTTCTATCACCTGTTTGATCAGTAGTGCTAAATACTTGTAATGATCTAATAACTAAAAAATCTGAAGGGGCAACTAAATATCTCTTATTTGCAGTAAATGATGATGTAGCATATTTTCTTGTATCATCATAATCAACAGCTCCTGCTATATATAATTCTGTGTTTCTAATAAATTGTCCAATAATAGCATCTGTTAATACATTAGAATCTACTTCTGTATAGTTTCGAACTTGTATTAAAAAATCTGAATAAGTTATGGCCATTATGTAATACTCACTGTTACTGAATTAATTATAAAATCTAATTGTCTTCTTCTATTTTGTAATGAGGGATCTTCTGGAAACATACTTGATATAGAAGTTGTTATACCATTTGATGTAACTTGAGTTGTTTGTGTTGAAAAAGCAAAATCACCAGGTAGGGTTAAATTAGCAGTCATCATTCCTTGACCTCCAGAAGAAGCTAATTCATTATTAATAAATTTTGGTTGTTGAAAATCTTGTGCCCTTGTATTTTGTAAAGCTACTGGATCTGCTTTATGATATGGAGGATCTAATTGAGGATGTTTAGGTTCATACTCTGATATATGAACTAACGCACCTGTCCACTCTTTAACCATTTCTTTATAAGGAAATGCTTGCCCAGATCTATCTGATATTGCCTGACTTCTTCTACCTGATGCATAACTCATTATGAAGCTCCAGGAAAGTATGATTGAGGTGATATATAAACTGAAGTTCTAGAGCCATCTTCATTTAATGCTCTAATTAATTCATCCTCATATAATTGTTTTAAAACTTGTATTCTATCTGGTGCTCTTTTTTGTGATAAATAATATGCAAGGCCAGAACACATACAAGGTAAAAATCTGTAAGCGACATCAGCTGTTTTTGTAAAGCCACCTGCATCTTCAATTCTGTTTATTGTATAAAATTTTAAAGTTGTATAAGTAGATGCATCGGGAGCAAGATATAAACTTATTGTTGGATCAGTTTGTCTATCAACATAATATTGTGAAGGTTGGCCTGTTTGTAATTTATTCGGAAGAGCAGAATAAGCTGATCTATCAATTTTTGTTAATGCTATATCATTTGTTGATGATGTATTTCCTGCTGCATTTGTAGTTGAGATATATGCTTCAAGCACATCATTGACATCTGTTGCAACAGTATAAGTTGCAGTTCCCGCAGTTAAAGTTTGTTCGTTAAGTTTAACTTTCCAAAGGTGCACACCTCTGTTACCCCACTCTGAAAATAAAAGATTTAAACTTCTTCTAGCAGATTTTAAGTCGTGACCACTATTAGTCCGCATACCACATCGTTCGTATGCTTCTTCAATAATGTCATCGATCTGAAGATCGAATGATGTAGTTCCTGATGTAGCCATAATTCATTACATTATATCTTTATAATAATCTAAAGACTTTCCTGGTATTAAGTTTTCATCTTGAAGACCTTCGCCTTGAGTTCTAGCTGCGCCATAACCTTTAGCCATATCACCTTTATATGCTTTCATCATCTTACCTGATTTAGCTTTCATCATCTTAAAATCTTCACCAGATATTTTACCATCTTTGTTTTTGTCTAATTTTGCTTGATTACCTTTTAACATTGTATCTCCTCCTTTATTAAAAAATTTTGTTGACATTGCTGCAGGTGAAAGAAGTTCTGCTCCTTTAGCACCCTTTTTTTTTGCTTTTTTCATTAACATTGGAATTAATCCCATAATATTTCTCCTTGAATTTTATACATCTATCATACCACCATAGTATCTCTTGGTAAAGGTAGTGACATTATTTGGCTTTCCTCCAGGATTACCTGCTTGTCTTTTTCTTTTTACTGCACTAGATTTTTGAGAACTAGTCATACTAGCTGCTTTTGCAGCAGGCACACATTTGGGGTACTTTCTTTTTGATCCACTTGCAGATTTTCTTCCACATTCTTTGTATCCTCCACCTTTTTTAGGTGAACCAATATCTACCCATTTTTCCTTGAACCATTTATCAAGACTCATTAAAATATGCCTTTGAAACCTTTGCCTTTAATAGCTGCTCCTGTTCCACGGGCCATGCCTCCACAATTAAGTTCTGTAAAAATGGGTTTTCTTCCTTTAGCTGAATCCCCGTATTGACTTGTTGTAGTATCAATAGACATTGCTCTGTCTGGTTTTACAATTGTGTATGGTTTTTTCTTTGGTTTCTTATAATTATATTTTTTTTCTTTTGGAAAGTTATCTATAATTTTTTGTGACTCTTTTCTTAAAACTTCAATTGATAACCCTTCTTTTGCTTTTACGGTTTCAAGAGTTTTAGCTTGTGAGGCATGTAGCTTAGATGCTTTTTTTAGCCCACCTATAACTTCATTTATTTTACCTTTAGCTTCTCCCCCTATTTTTTTACCAACAGGTTTAAGTCCCTTGAAATCTTTTCTTTTAAGACCAGATGGATCCTTAGCTTTACCTGCACAAATTTTAGATGCGTAAGCATTTGCGTACGCAGAAGGGTATACTTTGAATTTTCTTTTGGCTGCAGATTTACCTCTTGCACATAATTTAGTCATGCAAGAAGTATATCATTAATAGATTATGCAGTAAATGTCTTAGCTATGACGTTTTTTGTTTTCTTTTTAATAGCTAATTTGACTCTTTGTCTTTTCTTTTTTTCGTCCCTTGCACCTCTTAATTTACCATCAATTTGTGCTGATATTTGTCCTCTTCCTATTGCCATTATAATATATCCTTTGCGTTACCTAGTATTGGTTTGTATTTAGTTTTACCCTCACTTCTATAGGCATGCAAGAACTGTTTTCTTGGAGAACCTTCTGTAATACTACAATGTATCCACCCTGAGTTAGGTTCCCCTGAAACAAAGTACTCGACAATTAGCTGATCCCATTCTAATTCTCTACGTATCCAATCTGCTAATTCTCTATTGTCCGTACCAACACATTCAAAATCTGCCGCCTCCGCCCTCGAGTGCTGGCTGTTAATCGAGCTGCCAATAGCAGTGCAAAGTTGAGGTGAACGAAATCCTGAAGTTACTTTTACTCTACCAAAATGATCACGTACTGGCTGTAAAATTTTTTCACAAAGTAATTTTAATTTTTCTATTTGATCTGCATTAGGATTGTTGTCTATACCTTTACGTATAGCAGTGTCTGATTTAATTAACTCTTGAAGAGTAAAATTACGTGTAAGTTCCATAGCTGCTCCTATTCTATTATAATCTTTTTAATACTTTTTTCACCCATATAAATTTCTGTTTCAACTTTTGCTTTTAGGCAGTGAT